GCAGATCGCGCGCAGCTTCCAGTAGTCGGCGGCCTCGAGCGTGCGCGTCATCGTCCGGTCTGTTGGAGCACCCACCACACGCCGACCAGCCCCAGATACGCACTGACCAACAGCACGTACCCACTGACGAGCGCCCAGCGGATCATGACCTCGGCGGTGGCAGGCATGGACCGGTCAGCCTTTCACGGCGGCGAGGGCCGCGCGGAGCTGCGCGAGCTCGGCGTCGTGCTGTTGCCAGCCGACGATGAGGTCGGGCACGAATTTGCTGTAATCCGTCATCCACGGACGCGCGAGCGACCCGTCGGCGGTGGTCTCATCGGTGCCCGGGGACACGGCGCGCGGGTACAGGGCGTGCGCGTCCTGCGCGAACACGCCGCGGTCGTGCACCCCGTCGGCGATCCACGTGAAGTCGTGCACCACGACCGCGCGCAGGGCCGTCAGGTCGTCGGCGCGGCCGAGGTCGTCTTTCAGCCGCGCGTCGGAACTGGTCACGTAACTGACCGTGGCCGCCGCGGTTTGCAGAATGTAGCCGGCGACCGCGCCCGCGCTGTTGTAAAACGCCAGATACCCGAGGCCGTTGGCGGCGTTGGTATTTTGAATGTTGATGGCGTTCCCGTTGGCGGTTTGATCCACCGCGATGTTGATCCGCCCGTTGCCCAGCGCGGCATTCATGTTGATCAGCAGCGTGCCCGTGGCCTGCACCTGAAAAAACGCCATGGTGCCGTTCCAGACGGTGAACGCCGCGTTGGTGATCGTCTGCGACCCCGTGAAACTGTTCCCGCCCGCCAGTTGCGCGACCTTGGCGAGCGCGCCGTCGATGTCGTTGTAGAGCGCCGTCTTGACGGCGTTGTTGATCACGGTACCGGTCGTGCCGGTTCCGTCGTCGTCGATCCAGGGCGTGCGGTTAATGATGACGGTCATCGCTACATCGCTCCTTGCCGGAGCAATCGCAACATTTCTTCGGCCGAGAACCGAATGCTGGACGCCTCGACGGTGTAGGTCGGGTGAAGGTTCGGGACGTTGAACTGCGCGACGCCGACGCGCTGAATGAGAAAATCGCCACGCAGATTGATCGGCGGGCCGAGGTTCACGGTCACGGTCGCGCCCGCGATCGCGTTGATGTCGCGGCAGACGTAGGTCACGGCGATCACGCCGACCTTACCCTCGCTATCGAGTTCGGCGAGCAGATCGAGCCGCGCCTGACACCGGGCGCGCCCTTCGGTGTAGGACAGCCGCCCGTCCTGAATTTCGTCCTCGATGATGCCGTCGCTGCCGGCGAGCTGCGCGCGCACGGCGGCCTGCGCGGCGAGGTCGTCGACCTGCACGAACACGTTGACCGGGTCGCCCTTGAGAATCGGGTACTGGATCACGCCGAGGCCTGTCGTCGGAATGCCGTTCAGCATCGCGGCCTGCACAATCGTCGTGTTGTAGCTGAGCGTCGCGGTGATCGCGCCCGGCCCGCTCGGCGGGATGCCGATCAAATTCGTGCCGCTGATCCCGGTGTAGCGGAGGTTCTGCGATCCGGCGGTCACCCACCCGCCGGTCGGCAGGAACCCGGCGACCGTCGCGCACGGCAGCGACGGCGATCCGATCAGCACGTTGCCCGCCGGTTGCGCCAGTAACGACGTGTCGCTCGTCGGCACGTTCGCGCCGAGCGTCGCATCCGCGGCGGTGTCGAGAAAGGTTTGGGTCGTGTTGTCGTTGATCGTCGCGCGCAACTGCAACTGGCTCGCGTTCGCCTTCGTGCGATAGAGATTACGCGCGATCACGGCGGGCGCGCCGACCGGGATCGCACTCAGTTGCACTTGCGCGGCTTGCGCGGTGCTCACGGTCAACGCCGCCGCGCCCAGCGACGCATCGGGCACGGTATCGGTGAAGGTGGTCGTCGTGTTGTCGGCCAGCGTCGCGACCAGTTTCAGGGTGCCGCCGCCCGTGTTCGCGGGCGTGCGGTACAGTTTGCGCGCCGTCACGAGACTATTCCCGAGCGGGATCGCGGTCAGCGGCATCTGTTGTAGCGTCGCCGTGCTGGTGCCTTGCGGCGCGCCGCCGAGGCTCGCGTTCGGCATCGTGTCGGTGTAGGTCGTCGTACTGTTGCCGCTGATCGTCGTGACCCATCGGAGGCCCTGCCCGCCCGAGCGTCGATAGAGCGCCCGCCCGGTGACGCCGGTGGGGCCGGTCGGGATGCTCGACAGGTGCACCGTTTGCGCGGTCGCCGTGTTCGTGCCGGGCGCGGCGGCCCCGAGACTCGCGTTGGGGGTCGTGTCGGTGTAGGTCGTCGTACTGTTGCCGCTGAGCGTCGCGACGAGCCGCAGCCCCGCGCCGCCGGATTGCCGATAGAGTTTGCGCGCGGTGACCGCGCCCGCGCTCGTCGGAATATTCGAGACGTTGACGACGGACGCGATGGGGCCGTGGCCGGGACCGGGGTACCAACCCTGCGTCGGCATCCCGGACACGACGTACCCGGAGACGCCGGATGGATAATTCGACGTGTAAAACCACGTGAGAATCGCCGGGGTCATGCCGTTGACGCTCACATAGAGTCTGAAGCCCGCCACGCCGCCGGGCGGCGCGCCAATCGAGACGGTGCGAAGGCACTGGTTCGGTGGGCCACCGACATAGGCTTGAATCTGGATCGGGGGTGACCCCGGTCCCATCGCCGACTCGTCCGCCCAGGTGCCATCGTTGGTGTACGTTACCGAGTAGGAGACCGAATCCCCGACATTGCCACCGCCCGGACCTGGTGAATAGTTGCCCGAGCTCGGATACTGCTGGCAACTCGGTGACGACGTTGGCGCGGCGGCGGGTGGACCGGCGACGCCGGTTTGAATCGACATCAGCGGGCCGGGCGTCGTTTCGCCGCTGCTCGTCACGAACGTGCAGGCGTACGCATGGGTGCCCGCGTCCGGTCCCGCGCCCACCGACACCGCGAGATTCGGCCCATTCCCCGGAGGCGACGCGAAGCCGGTCGTCACCTGCGATCCGATCGGCCCCGCAGGTGTCGCGCCGGTCGCGGTCACGAACGCGACGGCGTAATCGTGCGTGCCGGGATCGGGGCCAGGGCCGGGATCGACGCGGTCGGGCGTCGGCCCGGTGTCGGGCGGCGGCATCAGGCCCGTGCTGACGCTCGTGCGCGGGCCGGGCACCGTCTCGCCGGTACTGATGACGAACGACACGGCGTAGTCATGCACGCCGGGATCGGGGCCCGCGCCGGGACCGGGCGCGCCGGGGGTCGGCGCCGTGGGCGGCGCGAGGAAGAGGCCCACCGGCACCGTGATCCGTGGCCCAGCGATGGACTCGCCGCTCGCCGTCTTGAACGTGACCGCGTAGTCGTGCGATCCGACCTCGACGCCCGCACCGGGTAACAGTGAAGCGTTGGGCGCGCCGGTCGGCGCGGCGCCTGGCCCGACGAGCGAGCCGCCGCCGCCGACGACGATCCCGCCATAGGTGACGCGCTGCTGCCCGACGAGGACGACGCCGCCACCCGGCAGATACCACGCGGCCGTCTCGACCGGAATCCAAATGTCGCCGGGCGCGACCTGTTCCAGCGCGTTGCTGCCGCCGAAGTTGCCGAGCACGCGCGTCGCGACCTGCGACAGGTCGCGCGTAAACGCGATCGTCGCCAACGACGGATGGACCGCGTTGACGATCGTCGGCGGCGTCAGTGCGGTGTTCTCGAAGAACAGGTGCACGACCTTCGTGAAGTCGCACAGGAAGTCGCCGCCGACGCGCTTGGCGAGCTGCGTGAACGCGCTCGAGAGCCCCTGCTCGGTGAACGTGATCTGGTCGAGGATTTCCGCACCGATGTCGGGATCGACCCGCAGCGTGTAGCCGGGCGCAAACGTCAGCAGGCTGGCCGCGATCGCCGCGACCGAGGCGTTGGTGTAGTTGCCCGACACCTTGCGGGTGTCGAGGCCCCAGGTGTAGTCGATGCAGGACACGTCGTAGAGCATGTTGGCGGCGACGGGCTTGTCGCCGACATAGCGGTGCCGGGTGCTGAGGATCGTGCCGCCGAACTCGCGGCGCTGGTTGTTCTTCGAGCCGAGCGTCAGCACCACGTCGGCGCCTTCGACCGGCACCCAGCCGCGCGCGGTGAACTGCAGCGTCACCGGCGTGTTGTTGATCGCGTCCGCCTTGGTCAGCGACTCGGCCAGGATGCCGACGCCGTCGCCGAGGGCGCCCGACCCGAAGTCGATCCCGCCGATGTTGATGAACATGCGGCTGCCGACATAGTTCGAGCGCGTCGCCCCCGACCGCGCGACATTCGACAGCGCGTACAGCGGGACCTTCGCGCCTTGCAGCACGGGATACCCGGCGCGCGTGGCGCCCGACCGTGCGATCCCGCTCAGCGCCTTGGTAAGGATCATGTGCCGTACGGCAGGCGCACGCCCTGCGCGCGCATGAGGGTGACTTGCGCGTCGGCGACGGCGCGGGCGATGGCGTCCGCGGTGCCGAGCGGTTGCGTGATGTAGATGTTCTGCGTGACGTGGCTGCCGCCGGCGGCGGCGCCGGGCGTGACGAACCCGCTGGCGCCCGGGGTGAAGAGCTCGGGCGCCTTGCCGCCGCCAATCAGGTACGACTGGCCGGCGACGACGGGCCCGCCACTGTCGCGCGTCTGCACATATTGCATCCCGCCGAACATGCCGACGGGACTGATCACGCTGCCAGGGTTGGCCGCCTGTTTCGCGGTGAAGGCGTCGATGCGCCCTTCCGCCGTCTCCCAGGTCGCGGTCGCTGCGGCCGCCGCCGCCGCGACCGCCGCGGCGTCCGCGGTGGCGCTGCTGCGGAACGCACTCGAGGCGGCGCTCGACCGGCTGAACCCTTGTTCGTAGGAGGACGCGATCGTGTCAGATGCGGCCGACGACGCCGCGGCCGTCGCCATCGCGCCCTGCTGCATCGCGTCCTGCGCCTGGGCGTCCTTGAGGGCGGTCACGAGAAACGCCTCGTCCGCCTGCTGCTGTTTCAGCTTCGCCACGATCTGGTCATTGATCGCTTGTGTCATCTGCTTCGTAATCTCGAGGCGGCGCGCGGCGGCGTCCTTCTCGAAATCGGCGGTGCTGTTGAGCGCGGCGCTGTAGTCCTCGAGCGCGATCTGCACGGCTTTCACTTGTTGGGCGGTCAACCCGTACGCCTTGGCGAGATCGCCTTGCGACACGCCGGCCGATAGGTAGTACTTGATCGCTTCCACGACGGCCCCATCGACGGTGTCGAGCGTGGTCTGCCAGCCGACTAGGGCGCCGGTGACCGCCGCCGTCGCTTCTTCCCAGGCCTTGAGGGCGGCCGCATCCGCGGCGATGACCTCTTTTTGGGCTGCGAACGCATCCGTCACCGTCGGCACCGCGATCGCCAGATCCTTGGCACTATTGCGCATCGCGTCGAGCCCGCGCGCCGCCGGACCGGCCACCGTCGGCAGCTCGGTCGCCTTCAGGCCCAACGCCTCGGCCGCCGCGGTGGCTTCACGGAAGGCCGCTCCCGCGAGGTTCGCCGGGCTGATCAGCGTCTTGATCGCGTCGGGCAGCGCGTTGTACTCCTCGCGCAGCTTTTCAATCCACCCCACCACGGTCGACAGCATCGGGATCAACTCGGCGCCGAGCGCGACCCCGAGCGCTTTGACGTGGACCTCGAGCGCGGCGACCTGGAACCCGAACGCCTCGGCGTCCTTGGCCTGCTGCTCGGTAAAGGGCGTGATATCGGCCGTGAGACGCAGCCCGTCATCGAGATCGTTGAGCGCGTGCGCGACGTCCCGATAGCCTTTGCCGAGGACCTCAGTGCCCGCCGCGGCCCGCGCCGACGGATCGGCAATGCTTTGTAGCCCCGCCGTCACGAGCTCGAGGTAATGATCCGGGCCGGCGGCCTTGAGGTCCTCGGTCGAGAGGCCCATCGCCTCCATGCCTTTTTGGAACGTGGTACTGTTCTCGCCCATCCGCTGTTCGAGCTTGAACACCACGTCGGTCAGCTGGCCCAGGTCGGCGCCGATGACCTGCGAGGCATTCGACAGGCGCGAGAGCGCCGGCACGCTCATCCCGGTCTTGTCGGCCAGGTCGTCGAATTTCGCAATCACCTCGGCCGAGTGCGCCCCGAGCTCGAAGAGCGCCGCGCCGAGCGCGACGACGCCGCCGGTCAGCGCCACGGACGCCACGCCGACCGCGCCCAGCGACTCGGCGTACTGCGTCGCGACCGTCGTCGCGGTGCCCATCGGGTCGCTGAGCGTGCTCTTGATGTTGACGCCCTCGCCGATCTTCGAGAGCTTCGCCGCGGCGGTATCGGCGCCCGTCTCCATCGTCTTGACGGCGGTGGTCGCCTTCGCCGCCTCGTTGGTGAAGGCGGAAAAGTCGGCGAGCAGCGTCCCGGTGAGCGCCATCAGTCGCCCTCGGGCGGATGCTTCAGATGTTCGACCAGCACGTCATAGACGGCGCGCGGCAGCGCGTCGACCCACTCGTAGCGCCAGCCGCCCATCGCGCGGCAAATGTTCATGGTGGAGAGGACTCGGGTGCGGAACTGGGCGTCTTTTTTTTTGCGTCGAGCGCGGCCTGTTCCGCGGCCTCGTGTTTGTCGAGCGCGGCGGTGATCTCGCGCAGCGTGCCCTTGTCGAGCGCGCCAATCGTCGACCGGCGGTCGGCCTCGGGCATGTCGAGGTCGTACGGCAGCGGCTGCCCGTTGAGGCCGACCAGCGACCAGCCGACCAGATACGCGATCGCCTTCGCGAACGGCTTGCGCTCCATCAGGGCGCTCAACAGCTCGACGTACTGCCCGGCGTTGAGTTCCTTTTGCACGTCGAGGTAATCGCCCTCGGAGAGCGAGAGCCGCACGACCTCGGGCGCAACCACACGACAGCGACCCATTCATTTCACCAGCGATTGCGGCGGCCCGAGCGTCGCGGTCAGCGACGCCTCGCATCGCGCGAGGGTTGTGATCGGCCACCGCCATTCGCCCTTGGCATGTTTCGCGGTGAACACGAGCGGCGTCTGCGCCATCTTGAACGCATCGGCGAGCACGACCGTCGCGACCAGCCGCCACTGGGTGCGCGCCTTGTTCAGCGGCGTCACCGAGTAGCCGTTGATGGCGGCGGCGGTGTAGTGCCCCCATTTGATCGACCCGACCACGCCCGACAGCACGCCCGGCCTCCGGCGTTACGCCGCACTCGGCAGGACCCACGGGCCGTTCGCGACGAACGAGCCGCCGATCGTGATCGCGCCATTGGCGTCGACGCTGATCTTGCCGTCCATCAGGCCCTTGCCCGAGAACATCACCGTCGGCGTCGACAGGTCGGGGATCATCTCGAGCCACGGCGCCACGCTGCCGCTGATGACATCGAAGATCACCAGCCCGTCGGCCGGGTCGTAGCAGCCGGCATACGTGCCCTTGATGTCGGGCAGCCCGGCCACGTAGACCTGATTCGTGTCCTGAAAACAGGTGACCTTGACCTTGTCGGTCGCCATGTCCAGATCCCACTTGTTGAGCGAGGCGACGAGGACGGCAGTCGCCCCGCCGACGCCCGTGGGGTCCATCTTGATGGCGCCGTTTTTACCGTGCAGTCGATCGGGTGCGGCCATACGTGCCTCGTCGGGGTTACAGGGTTGACGTCGTCGAGCTCGCCGCGACCATCACGTGCAGATGGCCGCCGCAGCGGTTCCAGCGAATGGACGGATCGATGTCGTCGACTTCGACCGTCTCGAGTTCTTCCTCGAATTGCGAGAGCATCGCGCCATAGCCGGGGATCACCAGGTCGGCGTCGACCAGCAGCGTCGTGATCCGCGCGAAGGCCTGCTCGACGTCGGCGCCGCTGGTCATCAGGGCGCGGGCCTCGACCAGATACACCGCGTCCTTGTAGGCCGGCCCGCCGAACATCGGCACCTCGGCCGACGACACCAGCTGCAGGATCACGAACCGCGTCGAGCCGGAGGGCGCCTCGGCGAACCACGCGCCGTCCGGCATCAGCACGCGCAGCGCCGTGTCCTGCTGCAGGATCTGCAGCACCGCGATCGTGACGGTGGCGACGTTAAGCACCGCCGGTCACCGTCAGGCCCATGTCGGCGAGCACGCGCGGGATCGGGCCGGCGTAGAGGCCGCGGCGCCAGCGGATCATCGTCGCGGAGAAGATTGGATTGGCCGGCATCGAGCCGCGGTTCGCGCCGATCGCGGTGTGCCGCGCTTGGCTCCCGCGCTCGAACACCGCCGCGTGCGGCGACGTATTGACGACGACGCCTTCGGTGCGCGTGGCGTCGGTGTGTAGCACGACCGCCAGGTGGTTCTTGAGGTCGCCGGTCCGCGTCGGATACCCCGCGTAGATCGCGCTCTTGGCCGCCTGCGCGGCGGTCTCAACCGCCGGCGCGGCGGCCTGCGTGAGGTCCGGCGCCAGCGTGGCGAACTGCGCGAGGAGCTCCTGCAGCCCCGTCCACTGGAACCACACCGCCGCGCCGCCCGGCCCGCTCACTCGACCACCTCCGCGCAGACGAGGTTGAGCTGCACATGCCGCTCTTCGTAGTCGAAGATCCCGAGCACCGAGAGGCTGCGTCCGTCGTAGAGAAACCGCGATTTCGTCGTCAGGCCCTGGCGGTACGGCACCGTGACGATGTGCGTCGCCATCGACAGCACCGTGCCGGCCGTGATCTGCTCGAGCGAGGCCTGCGACGCCGGCGTGATGCGCGCAAATTCGGCCGGCGGCAGATCGATCCACGACTCGACCCACCCGGTCCCGTCGGGCACGGGCGGGCCGGGCTTCTGGAACAGACCCTGGTGCAGCCGTTGGCCACTCGCGATATAGGGCGTGGCGGCGGGACTCATGCGATCCCCGGGTCGTGATACGCGCGCAGCAGTTCGCGGACCTGGACGCCGAGCTCTTCGCCGGTCGCGCGCGGCGGCCCGGCGGGTTCATCGCCGCGGAACCGATAGAGCTCGCCGGCCTGCACGAGAATCGCGGCGACGACGACCAGCGGCACGGTCGCCGCGTCCACCCAGGTGTCGGCGACCGCCTTCGCGCGCGGCGTCGTGCTGCACCAGCCGACGATGTGCGCCTCGGCCTGGTCGGCCATCGCCTGCACGTCGACGTCATCGGCGGTCGACGTGATCCGCAGCCGGGCCTTAACCTGATCCAGCGTCACGAGCGTGCTCATACCCGTTTGCCGTCCCGCAGGAGGAGCGTCCAAAAGTCTTTGCCCTGCGGGCCGGCCGGTTTGCCGGTCGCGTCGTACGTGGTGGCGCCCGGCGCGACGGTCGTCGCCACGCGGCAATGCCAGATCGCGTTTTTGTGGCGTACCAGATCGCCCGGCAGGTACTCGCGCCCCGGCTCATAATCGCCGGTCACCCGCGCGACCGGAAAGCGCACCGTGCCGATCACCTTGACGGTGTCGCCGTGGGTGGCTTTCACCCGGACGGTCGCGTCGTCGACCTGTTCGATCGCGAGGTCATCGACCCCGAGGCCATCCGATCCGTTCTGGCCGGCCGGGCCCGTGGGGCCGGGCACCGGCGCGCGCGTCTCGAGCACGGCCAGGCGTTCGCGCATGGTGCCGATCTCGGTGGTGGTGGTGACGAGGCCCGCGAGCTGCCCGTCGAGCACCTGCACGCGCGTATGCACGTCGGCGAGCGCGGTCTTGACGTAGTCACGCACGACCGGCGCGATCCCCTGGACAATGGCCACGAGCTCGTCGTGCGTCATGCCGCCAGCTCGAGTTCTTTGGTCAGCAGGTGCTGGACATTCGCGGCGACCTGGTCGGGCGCCACCTGGCCGGCGCCAGCAGGCGCGGCCATCGGCGCCGGCGCCGGCTTGCTAAAGGGATCGTTCTTGTCGCGCTGCGCCAGCGCCTTGAGCGAAAACATTTGCTGCTGCATGTACGGCGTGTCGCCGCCCTCGACGGGGCCGAGGCCGAAGTACCGCTCGCGCGCTTCATCCGGCGACATGGCGCCCGCCCCGATCGCATCCGCCGCCGCCTTCGTCTTCGTCGAGTTGTCCATCCAGATCAAATCGTCGATGTCGAGCTCGGTGCCGTACTGCGTGCCGGCGGTCACGGTCGTCAGGCCGAGGCCCTCGT